CGTCTGTCGAACGCGGGTGCTTTCGGGGGCAGCCACATAGCAGGGGGCAAACCTGCCTTGTGAGTTTGCAACCACCGGGTTTGTCAGAAGAGTAAGGGCGGATGCGTCTGCGTATACAGAAATCTTATCAGACGTCCCGGTGTTGTAAAAATACATCAGTGCGCCGGGGGCGACGTCTCCGTTGCCGTCAGTCGCCTGCACCAAAGAGATTTCAAACAAGGTTGCCATCTAATTAGGGTTCCACATATCCGGGGGGCTGAACATAGTTTCCGCCTTGAGTCCCGGCGGCAGGGATTGTCACCGCCCCTACCGAATGTCGGTTGCCCGACTGGACAGGAGGGCTGGCGGGGTCGACAGTAAACTGGTAAGTGACCGCCCCGCCCGCCCGACTAGATTGGTCGTAATAAACTCTAACGACTGAAAAGACGGCAGCCCCGGTCGCAACCGTGGCGCCTGTCACCGACACCGTCGGATTTAGTGTGCTATCGCCATAAACCCTGTCGTGAGTCGCGATAATGACGTTGCCTGTCGAGTCGGCAGAAATCAGAGGGGCAGTAAAGTTGTTGATGTAGCTGTTTACAAGGCTATTTTCTGCCGTCTGACTATCGACGGCTGTCTGTGCTGAAGTAGCAGCCGTCTGGGCGGTAGTGGCGGCAGACTGGGCGGCGGCCACCGCCGTGTCTAAATCCGCCAAAGCCGCTTCGATGACAGGGATGGCAAGAATCTGGTTGGCAAAACTTTCAATTTTTTTCATTGCCTCGTCCCAATAGCGTTCAAGCAACTGGGGCTGAGTCCGCCAGGTGGGATTAGAGCGGGGGAGTTTGAAAGCCAATCAAGCCTCGTTTATTGTTGCGTAGTCCAGCCTGAACCGGACAGGATCGCTCATGCGAAACTCGAAGATTCGGCCAGGCCGACGGATCAGACCAAGGGAGCGTATAGTAATGTCTTTGTTGTATTCGCCAGCCAACCCAAGAGGAATTTCGACATAGTTCGAGAAAGTGGCGCCCATGTCGTCAGACCAACGTAGTTCAAGAATGGGCTCGACTGTATAGGAGTCTGTCCATCCGGCGTTAACTCGGGCAGACAGCGACGAACAAGGCGACGGCTTGGCGTTGTTACCTACAAACCCGGAAACCTCGCGGATAACGGGGGCGCCGTCGTCGTCAACGCCTTCCACCAAATACCAAAGAATGTTGGTAGTCAAGTCGCCCGCAACAAGAGTTGTCCCAGACTGAGCTCCAAGATGGGCCCGCCAGTTAACTTCGTTCCAGCTATCCCATCGGCTCCACTGCATTTTTGCAATGTCTAGAACGACGGTAAATTGGTCGGCAGTCAGGACGTAAAAATCGCTACGGCTGCGCCGAAAAGTCCAAGCCCGAAGATTGGTCGCCGTCTTAAGAAGTTCTTCGACAGACGGATCGCTGACTTTGCGTAAAGAGCCTTGCGCCATCACCACCGAACCGGTGTCTGTTGCCCATAGAAGACAAGGATAGCCTTCGTAGACAGACGCCGCGACTGAATCTCTTGAGACGCAACCGTCACCATAAACACGACCTGATACCCGCTGATAAGGGTCGTCGAGGTCGCCAGTCGGAGTCCAGACTTCCGGTCCCATCGAGCCTACAAACCAGATTTCATCCGAGATGACGTTGACAGAAACAATCTTGTCAGGCTTCCGTTCTGCACTCGCAAAAGCCAATGCGTCCGGGTCGTCGTCGCCAGGCAATATCCAATAAAACCGCTGGGCATCGAGTTCAGACAAAATAAAAGAGCTGTCAATGCAAGCAACGCTGCCAACAAGGCGGTCGTCCGGCATCACAATCTCGTCGACTGTCGCCCCATCCGTCCGGTAAGCAATCCCGTCACGAACAATTAAAACTCTGTCTCGATTGCCGGCAAACTGGCAAAGCTCTGCCCCCGGAATCTCCCCCAACAGGGTGTCAACTCCGGCGGGAGTCACTCTGTAAAGCTCGGTGCCAGAAACAACCACCCAGTCGCCATCCAACGTTCCGTCTTGCTGCCACACTCCGTAGATAGGGCCAGTTCCGACGTTGACGAACGCAGAAAGGGTTGGACGAGAAACACGAGAAAGGCCGTCGGGCGAAAGAGGATGCTCGACGACATACATGTTATGTAGACGAAAACGAGGAACGTCCTCGTCAGCCGAAAGATAGTCGCTTGTCCCGAGCGGGATTATCATTTTAATTCCCTGGGAAATAGAAGGCGGAAGTATCGAAGTCGTCGTCTCGATTAAAGCGTTGCTCGCCGACAGGCGTCATCAGAAGAGCCAGCTCGACAGGAACGATCTTAGTCTGACGGTAGCGAGCCTTGAAAATGCGGGAGTAACGGCGGAAGGCCGTCAAGCTTTGTTCATCCAGTGTGACGTCACTTCTTGGGTTCAGGCGCATTGCCAACCCGATTACAAAAAAGTCCTCGAACTCAGGCGGAAACGGAAATGTGTCTGTTGAGACGAGGGGGGCGACAGAAAGCCAGTCGCCGAGGTCTTGCCGGTAGACGTAAGAGGCGGATGCGCCGTCAGTTGATACCGTGAGCGTATCTGCCCCGTTGATGTTGTTGCCGTTACCAACGACAGTCAGGTTGTAGGTTGCAAGATTTCCTGAGACGTCTACATACTCGAACCGTGCGCCATCCTTCGGGACGGGCGGGAGGTAGACCGTCTGGGCGGATTCTAGATTGAGCATCAGCCGGGAGTTAGACGGGATGCAGTAATTCCGGTATTCCAGCCGGTTGTCACGGACTGGATTGCGTTCGACGTTGTTTTCTCCGACAGGATAGGCCAGAAGAGGCTCTCCCATCTCATGCCCGTAGACAGACGAGATCAGGCGATTGAACAGCTTCAGGCCCTCGTCCTGCTGGACGCCCGTCGGAACCTCGGTGATTGCAACCAGGTTGGTTTCACGATAGGCGTCACGGATGATGTCGGATACAGTCGTCATGCTATTCCTTAGAATAGGGAGGAGCCGAAGCCCCTCCCGTATTCAGTCTTACGAGCCGTTGATGCGAACGATACGGCGTCGGTCGTGAACATTGGCAGTCAATGCGACGTCGAACCGGACGTTATGAGCACCGGTGTTGAAGTCACTGTCTTGCCACATGCGGACAGACAGCGGAACCCGCGTCAACGCCTTACGGCTTGCCATACCGGTCGCCGGCATGATAAGCGGGGCGGTGTTGCAGATAATCGCCTGCTTCTGGAGAATGAAGCGCGGCTTGTAGTCCGTGCTGGCAGTCCCAATCCAGGTGATAGCCGCGTTGTCGGCAGGAGCCGCCGTCACCGTCGCATGGGCGGTGTTGACGTTGATGTTGCCGCCCGAACCCGACCCAGGGACGATAATCGCCGGGAAAATACGGAGGGCTGCAATCGCGCCCGAAGACGCCGTGGCGGCATCAACAACCACAAACTGTTGCAGTCTGCCAAGCGAGGCACCCGCACGGTTGTCGTAGGCGTTGACGCCCGCAATCGTAAAGACTGCGCCTGCCTCAATCGTTTGCGAGCCAGTCAGGCCGTCAATCGCAATCGTCTGAGTCATATACCGACCGGGGGCACCTGAGACGGCAACAGCCGAGTAGTTCACGTTTTGGGCCGCGCCGTTGATAAGCGAAGCCCCGGAGGCAGCCCGCGTCCCGGTCGTCAGGGTTGCAAGCTGTTGAGTGAACATCGTCGGGATGCCGTTAATCTCGCCTTCAAAACCCTTACGGAAGTTTGTGGTGCTAAGATTGTCGGTAGCCGGGTAGGCGACGATGCCTTCCGACAGAGCCTGACGGTCTGCATAAGTGAGGACGGCACGAAGGTCGGCGTCATCGACACCCTCTTCCTTCAGTCGGGTATAGCCGCTGGCGATGTCACCAAGGTCGGAGACGTTGTTGCCGGCGGTGCCAACCCAGTTGTTGGAAGCCTTCATGACGACACCCATCACGTAGGCGTCAATCTTTTCTGCCAAATTGGTTGCAGCGTTCTTGACAGCCACCGACTCGCGGGCATCACCGATGTCACGAATTTTGACGAAGTCGCCCCAGCCCATGCTGGAACCAAACGTCTTGTTGACGGTGAACTGCTCGGAGCCAAACACGCTGTCCTGGACGCCCGACGTCAGGTCGGCAACACCACTGGTCGTCTCAGTGACGGCGTAGCGGGGACCAACCTGTTCCGAAACCGTCAGACCGTTGCGGTCGTTCAGCTCGGTGTCATACTGCTTCCAGTTGACGATGTCTGCCGAAACCAGGTTATTCTGGAAGGTGGCAGCGAATGCATTCATAACCAGCTTTTGCTGGTCAACGGTAATGGTAGCCATTTCTTATTTCTCTTCTTACGAGTGTTACCCGCGTTTGAAGAACTGAGCCTCAAAGGCGGCTAAGTCGTCCGTGTCTGCCGGCACCGAAAGCGACGGGGCGCTTCCACGAGTCGTCGTGGGCGGTGGTGCGGGCGTCTTAGACGTCTTGGGTTTGGGTTTGGGTTCCTCTCGGGGTTCGTCAAACATCGCTTCCAGCTTGCCGAGGGCGAGCGTCGCCTTGGCTGGACCGGATTTGGCAATCTGACGAGCAACGTCAAGGTTGTTCGCAAGATAGTAAAGAACGTCGGCGCCCTTGTCCATCGACATGATGGTGTTACCAAGATACTCGCCGTAGCCGGGTTCAAGATTTCCGAATGTCGTTACCAGATTTTCAGCCTTCTCTTGGAAGTCCGGCAACCGGGTTTTGACTTCTTCCAGCTTGACGTCCCACTCTTCAGCAAGCGCCTGTGTTTCCGCCTGCTTGGCTGCAAGTGCAGCCGCCTCGGCTTCAGCCGCCCTGAGTTGTTCAGACTCCTGACGGAGAGTGAAACGAGTCAAGTCGCGGATATAAAGCGGATCGAATTCCCCCAGAGGGTATTTCAAATCGCCCTTATCATTTAATGCATCCGGATCGGGTGCGTCAGACTTGACAGCCGCCTGGGCGGGGGCTTCTTTCTTTTCTTCCTTGCCTGACAGCAGCGCATCCAGCCGGGCTTGAAGCTCAAGACGAGCTTCCTTTTCCAACCGAGCCTTTTCTGTCAGTTCGTCGATTCTTGTCTGAAACTTGCTTTTCGGTTTGACAGGCGGAAGCTCTTCTTCCTCCTCTTCATTCCCTTGCTCGTCTTCAGTTGCGAGGTCCTCGGCCTCGGAGTTCTCCTCGACTTCCTCCTCAATCTCTTGCTCGGGCTGTTCTGCCTCCGCCTCTTCTTCAATCTCGACCGCCTGTTCGGCTTGGCCGTTCAGCAGCAGATTGAAGTCGTCGAGATTGTCGGTGTTTACGTCGATTTGATTTACTTCACTCATAAGGTTAACGGTCCTTACCGATGCCACTATTGGCGGGGTTGTTCAACGCCGTAGCCACGTTGCTCCGAAAAACTTTAGGAAGCGCCTCTTGCGACGCGATACACCTCAATTGCTGCATATTCTGCCGCACGCTGCGGGGCAGTCAAAACCCCGCCTAGCGCATAAACCCGAACCGGTTCGCCACGAATGCCGCCCCGTTTGCCCCCAGCAACAGTGGTGCAGACGTCGGGGCAGAGCTGGCGGAAATGACATCGGTGCCGACTTGCGCCCCGTCTTTCCAATACTGCAGGATGGTCGACGACGTGCGCTGCATCCCTGACAGTCCCGCACCGCTGGCAACGGTCCCGTTTGCAGTCACACCGCCGTTCAACCGGCCTGACGGAAAATCGGTGCCGCTTGTGCGCGGATTGAAGCGGGTATTGGTCCCGTTGCCCGTCGGCAGGACCGCGCTTGCCGCCGAATTGTGAAACCAGAAATCAACCGACACTGCGTCCTGCGGTGCGTCGGTGCAGGCCCACCCGGTGCTGATTGAATCGTTGGAACCGTCAGTCGAATAGCCTTGATTGACGACGAATGTCGGAGCGTCTCCGGCAATCGAAGGCGTGAAGCTTGTCCCTTTGAGATTGAGCAGGGCGGCTTGGGCGGTGTGCGACCACAGGCTGACATATGACTGTCGCAACGCCCACGCACCACACGCCTTCAATGCGGTGATTAGGTTGCTGTAAGCCAGCTTTTCGGCATCACTCGGCTGAACCGCCATGCGGGCGAACAAAGCCGAGGCGTCGGAGTCGTAACCCGCCCCCGGCCTGCTTTGATTGACACCAAGCCCGTATCCGAGCGAAAGAGGCATTAACGGAGAGCCACAATGTTGGTCGCGGTCGTGTTAGTCGCCATCACATATTCCGCCTGGATAGGAAGGACAGTTCCGGCAGGCACGCCAACAATCGTTACAGCCGCGCTTGCGCCCGGAGTCTTGATGGCTACGTTGCCTGCCCCCCCGACCCATAACGCGCTGGCTTTCTCAGTCAGGGCGACGGTGTCGGACGGCGTGACTGCATACAGTTTGCAGGCAGGGACTTGCTTTAGTAAACGATGCATCAGTCTTCCTCGTTAGCCGGTTCTTGGTGCTGTTCGACAGCCAGGCTTTGTTTCAGGATGTTGTCGATTGCCTTAAGTTGGAGCTCGTTGCCGTCAACCTCGTTGTCGGACAGAGCCCGGATACGAAGGGTGTAGGCGTTGTAGGCTTCGATTTCCAGCTTCTCACGCTCGATAGACTTGTCAGCCTTCAAGGCTTCAAGCTCTTGCTTCGTCGCCTGAAGCTCCATCATGCCTTGCTGGATTTGCTCCGGCGTCGGCTGACCTGCCGCCTGCTTGTCGGGATCGTCGTCATCAAGGAAGTTGGCAGGAATCGTCTTCTTCAGACGTTCAGCCAACTTGTCGGCTCCCGGCCAATCCTGGGCCTTGGCAACGATGTCGCCTGCCACCTGAATTAGCTGCGGCCACACTTGGATGGCTTCCATCATCGACTGGGCGGCCTCAACTCGGCGGGTAGTGTAGCTAGAGCCAGTCGAAAGAGCGACGTCGTAGTTACCGACAGACAAGTCAGGCGATTCGTCGTTTGCCGGATCGTTGATCGCCATAAACTTCATTTCTTGGTCTTCGCCGATGATGCGAATGATTCGGGTGGAATCATAGACCTGGGAGATAAGCTGGTTGATGACGTCGCCCGCCTCAAGGACGGCGGCGTTGCCGTTGTCGTAATACGTCAGGCTGGCGATGTCGCCTTCCCGCTGACGGGCGTTGATGGCACGGCCAGACGTCTCATTCGACTTGATGCCAAGCGAGGCGTCATGGATGCCGGTGACATCCTTCATATCTTGGGCGTTGACCTGGGCCTCGTTGAGGAGGGCTGCCTGCGGGACAGGCGGGTCAAGGCGCTGGATATTTTGTCCGATGACGGCTTCGTCGTTGACAACCAAAAGAGGATCACGGGTAAGGTGAGCCTTTCGGATGTCGTCTTCACGGCCTTCAACGGCAGTCTCGGTGGCAATCCACTGAGCCTTCGGAGCGTAGCCAAGCTGTTCGGCGGCGACACTCCGCCAGAAATTCTTCAGACGGACGGGGTCCTTCATGAACCGAACAAGGCCGTAGCGGATGCGACGACCTGCGACATTCACGATCCTGCCCGTCATACGGACGATAGGGACGCGGTTCAGTTTATACTCAAACGGGCCTGCAAGAATTTTGAAGCCGGTGACTAGATGCATCTGGGCGTATAGGCAAGGAGCCAGTCGGGTGCGGACAGGCAAGCCATGGGATTCTACCAGCTCGTCATACTTGTCGCCGTCAAGGACACGAACTGACCCGTCTTCAAACAGGCCGAGGAGACGCTTCCGCTCAATCATCCGCCAGTATTCAGTCACCCGGACGCCGGAGTCGTTGACCCAGCCGGTGACACGAAGTTGGTTCTGGAATGAGGTAGAAAGCTCGGACTGGTCGGCATCCTTCCAGCGACGTTTGAATTCTTTCTCAGGGATGATGTCGTCGACGAATACGTGACGGGCATCCCGGCCTGTCGGGTCGAGGCTCATGCGATCCCAGACGGTAGACAAGATGTCGTCTACCGGCTTGATACGAATTTCTTGGTCGAATACGTCATCACGGGCGTATTCGACGGCAACCCGGAAGGCTCCGTCGCCACACTGGATAAGGCTTTCGAAGGCGGTGTCGTAGACACGCGAAGCCCGAGACTGCATTTCAATCGAGCGAATAAGGTCACCACGAATGCTTGCAATCTCGGTGTCGCCGTCTTCCGACGGAACTACCTTCACCGCCTTCCGGCTTTCCCGCCAGTCACCAACCAACTGGGCAGTAAACTGAGGAACGGAGTTAATTACGAGGCAGGGCAGGCCCTTCCGCTGTTCGAGAACAATCGGGTCCCACTGCTCGCCGGCGGCGAACTTCTTGTCGTCTAGCGCCTGTTCACGGTTCTCGCGGTCGGCTTCGAGGTCCAGCTCGTATTCTTTCCGCATGTCAGCCAGGAACTCTTCCTGCGACTCATAGCCTTCCGGAACGTAGTCTGCCGCGACTTCGCCTTCGTGCTTGAGGACTTCAACCTCGGTCGCCTTGGATTCGTTGTCTTCCAAAATTATCCTGCCATCCATGAGTTACTTGCGGAGTTGTCAAACACCTTCTTGGGTGTGTAGCCGGTTGTGAAGCCAATCGTTTCGCCGTCCACGACGTCCGAGGGGGCAGCCCTACGGCGGCCCGTGATCTTGTCAAAGAGTTCAGTCAGACCCCAAACAAGGGCATCGACCCTGTCGGGAGAATTGCCGGCACTCCGGTCGACATCCCTCGTAAAGAGGCACATCTGGTCTTCGAGAAGGTCGTGGCGGCCTATGTGGTGGATTCTAGATTGCTCGTAGAGAGCAGAGATTGGCTCTGCTCGAACAACCTTTCCTCGGGTGGCAGTGACTAGCGTGACGGGAACATTTCTATCGACGGCTCGAAGAACAGAGGCGACCATCTCGCCGCCTTGGTTCTTTTCGGCGACAATCCGGTCTGCGTCAAATTCTCGGTAGAGGTTGACGGCTGCTCTCGCCCACTCTTCGGGAGTTCCTCGGAGCGAACGGTCGGCCAAGACGTATCCGCGTGTGTATCCGTCTGCATCCCTTGCGATACCGACTGCAACAATCCCGGTTTCATCCGCTTCTTCGCCGCTGGTGACAGCAGGATCGACTGCAATCACAATCCTGTCTAACGGAGGGTGATCCTGCCGACGGGCGTTGTCGATGATTTCCCGGTTCCAAAGAGCCCCGGGCATGTCATCAAGAACCTCGCCTTCCAGCTCCTGCCTGCCGAGTCGTGTCCCGCCGTAGCGGTCCTCGATCTGCTTAAGGAACGGTGCAGCAAGATTAGATGCGTTGTCGTAGGTCCGACCTCTGGTTATGTGAGTGTCTTCGTCCTTGATTAACTTTCGAACGATTGGAATGGGACGAGGGGTTGTCGTAACAATTTGCTTGGGATGAATTCCAAGGCGAAGACCGAACTGAAGCTGATCCCAAGTTTCCTGGGCGTATCGAAATTTAGCCAACTCGTCAGTCCAGGCCCCATCGTGCTGAGGCCCGCGAAGCTGATCCGGTTCAGTCGCATTGTAAGTCCATGCCTTTGCTCCGTTGGGCCATGTGAGGCAACGGTTGGTTGGCGACCACTCGGGTCGGAAGTCTTTAGGATGGACGGACATCAGTCCGGACTCACCAAGAACCATAACATCTCGGGCGTCGGCTGCCGTCTCGGCCACTAGGGCAATACGAGAGCAGCGACCAGGAGAGAGAGGAGTGTCGCCGCAGACCCATGAACGGATAGTCTCGGCACCGACGCGCGTCTTGCCGAAACCACGTCCAGCAAGGATCAACCATGTCGTCCAGTCGCCCTCCGGCTCAAGCTGGTTGGGGCGAGCCCAGAAAGACCAATCGTATTTCATCTTGGCCAGGAGGGCGGGAGACATGGATTTTAGATACTCTTCCTGCTCTTCTTCCGGCAATTCTCCGAGAATTTGAGCCTGGGAGAGATTCATATAAGCTCTACTTCTTTCTTGTTACGATCAGACAGGCGAGAGATAAGACTTTTGAATTCTTGAGCCTCCTGCTCAACTCTTCGTTGCTCGACCTCGATTGCGCCTCCGTCTTTGCCGGTGATTTCCTGTCGGTCGATGAACATTCCGAGATGGCGGGCAAGAAGCTCAAGGCCCCTCAGGCGGTCGCCGTCTTTCGTTCCTTCCTTCCCGATAATCTCAGTCACCTTCGAGATGACGTAGTCGGGGTCGATGGCAGTGATGGCGGCCTCCTTGCTTAGGCTGAGATGCTCGATCATTAGCCTGACTCCCTTGTTTTGAAGGAGTTGATAGGCTTGTCTGTCGGAGTGGTTGCGGGAGTAGCCCGCCCGGATGACAGCCGCACTGCCGTTGAAATCCACGACGTATTCGTGGCAGAAAGCGAGTTGGCGAGGGGAGAGGGCGAGCTTGAGCGCCGGGATGTCGTTGTTCTCGACAGCCTTTGCTACCGCCTTCGACTCAGGCCGCTTGGAATTGTGGGGGTGGTTTGCCATCAGCGGTAATTTCTTGAACGATTCTTTGACTTCGACTGAACCCGGAGGTTGTCGGGATTGTTGTTGCGGGGGTTGCCGTCCTTGTGGTCGATATCTTTGCCGTCCCCCTTGCGGACTCTGCCGGCACGGACGGCAGCCGCCCTGGCACGATTTCGGGCCATCCGGTTTTTGACTTGCTCCGGCTTGGCGTTGTATTTCTTCTGGGCGGCCTGACGACCTTTCGTATTTGGGAGAGTCGTCTTCTTGGCCATACAGTATTATACCAAATTTCTTTCGGAATGTCAAGAGAAATCGTCATACGGCGTGAATTATTTTACCTGGGAAACCTATTTAGGGGGTAGGGGGTTTAAGGGAAGGTGCCGGCAGGCCGGAAAGAACGACCGCCGAAGAGCGTATTTTATATTTATTTTTAGATACCCCTTGAAATTTAGAAAATCGTTCCTATATAAGATAATAATTAATAATATATTAATATATTTATATATAATATCTCTTACAAGGTTGTTTACAAAATAACAAACAAACTAACATGTCTACAATATGTTTACAGACATGTTGACGTGTGCGTGCAGGCGCGCCTACGGGCACGGGGCAGGAGACTGACGGACTAAATATGCCCTAGAATCGGTTTTAAGGGGGGCTACAGCCTCGTTCGGGGGTTGAGAGGTAGGTAGGTAGCCTGGCGGGGGGTAAAACGGCTTCTACGGGCGGTAAATCGGGATAGGCATTTTGATATTTTTTATGTAGGAGAGTAGGTGGTCTGATATACGCCCTCACCCCAAGCCCATTCCATGCCCCCCTACCCCTCCCCTGCACATGATTCGCAATAGCATTAGTGGCACCCCCTCCGCCTGCTAGCGTCTCTCATTAGCAATAGCGATAGCACTACTGATAATGATTCGCAATAGCATCTATCATAACCATATAGGTTCGTTCACATATGCAACTAACCAGAAACTAACCATTGACTTCCACTATAGGTTGTGGCAGTGATGCTGTGTGGTGTGCCCGATGCACATCGCCGCCCTCTGGGGTGTCTTTGACAGCGTCAACCCTAGCACAAGCCCTTGGCGGTCACGCACAAGAGGGAAGGCGACATGTGTAGCACCATGCTAACACACTAGCCCGCACCGATTGGCAAGTACTGGCCAAGGCAACGAAGGAATGAACAATGGCTAAGAACACACAAGCAAACGTCATCACGGCTGCAAACACTGTGACGGCACAAAACGACAGCCAGACGGTTGTCACCCTCTTGCCGAATCCGGCGGATAGCTACACGGCAATCCCGCTGGTCGAGACGCCGGAACAACGGGCGGCAAGGCAGGAAGCCAACGAAGCGGCACTAGCCGCCAAACAGTCGCAATTCTCCCAAGCAATTCAGCTTTTGGCTGAGGCCAAGGACGGCTTCGACAAGGCTGGCGACGAGAATGTCGCCGCAACCGTCACCGCCGCGAAAGCGACCTTGCTTCTCTATCAGGCAAGAGTCGACGGAAGGGCGACGGCGGACGAAGTCAACGCCAAACTCGGCGACGTTTTCGGCTTCCAAATGAAGGGGGCGGGCAACAGTCAAGTCCGGGTCGATGCCGGTTCGCCGGATGCATCCAAAACGCCTTTTGGCAAGGCTTCCGACATCCGCAAGCGGATTGTCCGGGCAGTCGATGCCAAGGCATTCTCCAACGGCGAAGACGTCAAATTCTTCGATGCAATCCCCGACGAGAATGTCGAGGAATGTCGGGAGGCGGTCGCCGTCTTGATCGATCAGATGGAAGGCGACGAGCTTTCGATATGGTCATTCTATGACGGCGTCAGCAAGGCGAAGCGGGAGCATATGGTCAAGCTCGACCGTGCGTTTGATGCCCGCCATATCGCCGCCCTCGTCGAAACGTTGGAAGGGCCGGATGCCGTCGCCACGCTGGCTGACGATGCCGTCCTGATGGCCGCCTATCGCAACCTTGTCAGCGCCCTTGCTGGCATCGACGCAACAATTGCGGCAGGCGAAACCGAATAACCGATATGCTAGGGTTGCGCTCTTGTTGACGGCGTCAAGCATGGCTTGACAGTTTGGCAATAGGGGCGCAACCCTTCATCCTTACTGACAAGAGTGTCAGTTGCTAGGGCAGAGTTGGCAAGTCTTGCCAACTTTTTCAACAAGCAATCTATCACGCTCGACCGGTCTAAGAATTCATACAATCCCATCCGGTAACATGATGGGCGGCGGGGTCATTCCCCCGTGACTAGGCGGCGGACTGATAAACCGTGCAGCCGTTCCCGCCGTCCTTCATGCCACCGGGCATCTTGCGATTGGCAAGCACTGGCCAAGTTTATGGGCCTCATTTGAGGGGAATGAAAATGACATTCGTTATCACGCCAAAGATAGTAACCGACGTCCTCAAGACGGTCGATCAAGGTCTTGTAAGCGGCCTCGGTCTTCCAAAGCCGGGCAGTATGTGCGTCGAAGCCGCCGTCTGCTACGCACTCGGATTGCCGCACAACGACGACCCCGGCTGTGTCGATCCCGCCATTCGCTCTCTCAAAATCCGCCTGAATGATTCCGGCTGGTCGTCGCCTGCCCTTCGGGCGGCAGGGCTTCGACGGTTGGCTATCCTTCAACTAGGGACAAAAGGCTTATTCGACTCCCGGCTGTTTTCTCAAAAAGTGGCCTTATTCACAATCAACGTAATTCTGGCCGATTGTCTCCAAAAAATCGGATTATTGAAAGAGGCTGAAGACTGTAGACAAGCCCGTAGTTTGGCTGCTGCGAAGGCTGCTACGTGGGCTGCTGCGGGGGCTGTGGAGGCTGCTGCGGGGGCTGCTGCGGAGGCTGCTGCGTGGGCTGTGGAGGCTGCTGCGTGGGCTGCTGCGGGGGCTGCGGAGGCTGCTGCGTGGGCTGCTGCGGGGGCTGCGGAGGCTGCTGCGAAGGCTGCGGGGGCTGACGCCGGTTTACAGAAATTCGCAGACGGCGTCGCCGACATCCTTATCGAGATGGAAGTCCCAGCGACACGCTATCTCTACCTTCTGGAGAAGTGACATGACGCGTCTTGAAATCCAGACCCGTGCGCCTTCATTGCTTGACCACGACTTCGATGACTTTGTTCCGCAATCAATCATTGATTGGTGGGAAGGCGGCTCAAGCAGCGACGACTGGGACGTCGATGCCGTCGATTGTTGCGGCAACTGCGGCGGATATTATTCCGGCCCGTCGTCTGACCACAGGGGCGGGAGGCTGTCATGACTGACGAAAAAATCTTCCTCACGATAGCCCTCGTAGTGATGGCTGTCCTTCCATTCTGTGCCGCCTTGACGGCAGTCCAAACTCACGCCTTATGGCCGTTCGTCGGCTATACGGTGACTTGCGTCGTCTGCCTGATCGCGGCGATGTATTGCCTTCAAGAGGACGAGTTATGACTCCCAAAAAAATGGACGGCAAAGACTGGCTGGCGTTCTTGATACTGCTGGCGTTCTTTATCGTCTTTTCGCCTGTTCTCGTCCCCGTGATCGCCGTCACGTGGTCTTTGCGTCGTTTTGGGTGGAATTGACATGACATACGACGAAATCCTTCCGCTTGTATCGGGCAAATCCGGCATCCTGTTCGCCTCTCTCTCCGCCATCACTGTGCCGAGCAAGGGATTCACTCGCTTTCATAAGAATGAAATCGTGCTGTTGCCCACGTCGGTGGAGTCGTCATACGATTCCGTCGTCAAAGCGAGGCTGCTTTCGTTTGGGAAAGACCCCGACGACTTCGTTGTCGGCGAGTTGGCCTGGGGCGAGCCTGTTTGGCTCACTCCCGAAAATCTTGAGCCCGTCAAAACCCCCCTCATCAAACACAAAGACGCTTATTACCTCCAGACGATTCGCGTCGTCCGTGGAGAAGAAACGCTGTTTATGGGCAGCACCGAGATTCCAAAAGACCATCTCGATAGGCGGGACAGGTCGAGCAATGAAGGCCCGGCTGGCGTCGTTGTCAGGACGTATCTTCTTGACAACATCAAGGCGCTGAGTGTGTTCTTGTAACGTTCTCTTGGCAAGTGCTTGCCAACCACAACTAGCATAACTTATCCGACTTCTGGGAGGCAGTCGGATGGGCGGGGGTTATAGGCGGTCAATCTTCGATTGACTCGTCGTCGAACCACTCTCATTTGTGCCGAGTTTGCTCGGTGACAGGAGAGGAACGCTTTCAGGCATCCGCTTGAAGGCGTTTCTTTTTGTCCAATCACGTTTTCATGTCAGGGAGGCTGTATGTCGGACTTTCAATCGTCGGGCGTAAAAAAACAAAGGTTTCGTCCTTGCGGGATGTCGAGTTGTGCCTCCATTTTTGCAGACAGGGGTGATGAGTGGGTCACACGACGAGAGCAAGAACGTGAGCGGAATACCGTCGTCGTCAGTCCTGAGCGCATCAACAAGCCTAAGACACCAAAGTCAGGGCCGATGGTGCTGCATCCGAGTGAGTATGCCCGTCTGAAGGCGGAGCATGAGCGGAATGACGTCTATCGCATGAGCCTGACGGAAGCCCGATCCCGGCTTGTCAATCTTGAAATCCAGACAGACATCGACGCCCGGACGCAGGCTCTCAAACCAGAGCGCCGACCCGCGCCGTATGAACCCGTGCCGGGCAGGTCTGTCGAGGCTCAGGCGCGCCGCCGAAGATTGTCTCGTCGGCTTGAAATCAACAACCAAGCAAGAAGGACGGCAGTGAAATGAGCGATCTTTATGCAGTCGAGCACGGCGGTCAATGCTGTGGCATTCAACACATCCACGGTTTCGCCAACTTCGGGTTTCGGGGAGAGTCTCGTAGTAAACTCGACTTCGTGAAGGCAGGCATCGAAAAGGCCCTCAACAGATACACCAGCGAAGGCTGTGATTGCGGCTGTGGTCTAAGCAGCCGCGATCTGTCGGAGTGGAGTTGCGCCATCGAGTGTGTTCTGAACGAAGAACAGATCGACTATTGGCGGGAGGCCGTCGAGGAGGCGGGTTTCAAGCAAGTCTTCTCATTTCATAACGACAACTCCGGCAACGATTGCTTCGTCTTTTATCTGGAGACAAACTCGTGAAAGCCGTGATTGGCGCAGTTATTTGGGCGGGTTTCGCCGCCTTATTCTATTTCTTAATTAGAGGAGGAACTCGTGAGAATCGTTAGAGCAATCGCCGCACCCACCGCCATCATTGCCTTCGGCCTTGTAGGCCTATACGTCGCCGACCAATCCAACCATCTCGGCTTATTCATCGTCTTCTTCCTAGTGTGTGTCGTCGGATTGGCAGACATGATGGGGCGGGCGGCAGACTATCGCTATCTCAGGCGTGGCTGCGCCCACGAAGGAACGCACTGGTTGCACGTCAAAGAAGTCAACTATTACGGGCGGTCGTTCTGTGGTCGTCAAGTCATCCTTGCCATCGAACCCGGCTGGCGACATTACTATCTATCATGCGGCTACCGATGGTGGCACATCCTGCCCGTCGGCTTCCCTGCCGTCGTGTTCAACCCGCGCTTTTGGCGCAACCTAGTCATGGGCCATCGGCCCTGACGTAACCTATTGATGGGACACAGCAAATGACAAACAAAGAAATTCCTGGGTGGGCGTGGGAAGAGGCAAATCGCCGTCTGAACGAAGCCGCCCCTGCTTCCATCAACAAGAATCTCTCAGAAGGGCGTATGTTTTGGCCGTGTTCGATGCCTTTGCTCGCCGCCATGATTGCGGAATACGAGCAGCCGCCCGTCGATCCTTTCCTTCTGAAGGCGCGGCAGATTGCTGCCGACGTCTATCGAGAGGACAACTACCCTGAAAAATGGATTGAAAATCACATCACAAACGGGAGGGGGATAGTAGAAGCCGCCGCAGTCCGAGCCGCCCTTACCGCCCTCCAATCGAAGGATTGATTATGAAGAAGAATGACCTCCTGTTCGTCTATGGCACGTTGCGTGTCGGCGAGTCTGCCGACCTCTCTGCCAACACGCTGGGCGAATACCTCGGCGAGGACTGCATCAACGGGCTGATCTACAACCTCGGCTGGTATCCCGGCGTCGTGACGCAGAGCATGGCTTTTGATCCGGGCAAGCCTGCCGTCCGTGGCGACGTCTTCCGGATCGGTTGTGATTCGATGGTCGGCCAGCTCGACAGCTACGAAGGCTACCCCAATCTGTATGACCGCATCGAAACCATGACGGCGGGCGGCCTGCATGTCTGGGTGTATACCTACAACCACGACGTCAATCCCGACAACCTCATCGCTTCCGGCGACTGGAAAAACAAAGATGGCAACATGTTGGCAAGTCCTTGCCAAATCATTTTTTAAGCAGGAGAGTCTGATGTATCTCACGTTCCACGGCGGCAAATGCTGCGCCATCCGCCATATCCACGGATTCCCAAAGTATTCGACGCCGCCTGTCAAACCGGACGACCAGTATTACAACAAATACCTCGCCCCCGGCTTGAAAGCAAAATTGGCAGACTCGCCTGACAAGCTTGGAAGTGACGTCTCGACGGCCCGCCCGATGTTCTGGGAAGGCGCCCCCGCCGAGACATACGTCGAGCGCCTCGACCGCTACCTCGATTTTCTTTCTCGCTATCGTCCCGGCGAGATTGTTGAGGTGACGTTAGTCTCGGGTCAGTCCGTCTGGTATCCGATTCTCGAAGAACGGGGCTTCAAGGTCGTCAACGAGGTGAAGAACAGCAACACGGGCAGGATTGTGAAAGTTTTCCACAAGAATATGGAGTATTAAGATGAGCATCGCAGATTTCAAAGCGCAGAAACCCGCCTTGCTGGCGTCTGTTCTGCCCCTGATTCAGGATACCTCCCGTCCCCTCGAAACCCGATGGGCGGAATACGAGGAGGCGGTCAAGGCGGGCGTCATCGACCGAGATGACGGTTACGGCGACGGGTTTATTGTGACCCTCGGCGGCCCGAACATGTCCCTTTACGACGATTTCAGTATTGACCGCTACGAAACAACTACGTTTCCTGATATGTGGGAGCGAATTGAGGAGGATTTCAACGACGACGACATCTGCGCTGAAAACCGAAGGCTTTGGCGAGAAAAAGTTATGGCTTCCAGCTGCGCATCATTCACCTACGA